CACGCAGCCCACTTCAGCCTGTTCATGGTCGTGTAGTCCTGGTTCTTCTTGAGGGCTTTACCCATGCTCTGGCTCCTTCCAGACTCCAAGCCTAGTGGCGACAACCCTGCAGCAATCGGCAAGCCTGCCTTTATAGAGGTGCGGGCGGCGGCCTTTACGGTCAATCGGGCCGCATACAACATACCAATTATGATATCCGTCGTACGAATACCAGCGGAGTGTGTAGTTCGTGTCGGTGAGCTCTTGATCAATAAGAGCACGCGCCTCAGACCCATCCTCTAGCACACCCCATGCCGTCATTAAAACGGCGACGGTCATTCCTCCACTCCTATATGCTTGAGGTATGCCCACGCGCAGGCCACCTTGCTAGACGAACAAATCTTGTTCTGCTCGTCCAGAGTAATCACGTAGGCTTCGTCCCAGTCCAGCTCGGAGACTGCCACGTACTCGATCTCGACACCGAGCAGCATTACCTTGGTGAGTATCTCGGCCTTCCATTTGTTCTTGCCGGGCCAAGGTAAGACCGCCCACCACCATCCTTGGTCTATGCTTGCCACGAAAGCTCTCCTGGTTTGCTGACTACCTTCGTACGGCGAGATACGCAGCGAGCCACGCCTGATCGCGCGCAACCTTCGCCACATCCGATACGTCGTCCCGCTGCCCGTTGCATGCAGGCCGGTGAGTATGCCCAGGAGCCACATTACTGGCACGACCACGCTCCAGAAAGTTTCTATGGTCTTCTCTGTCAAGGCGCAGCCTCCGCAAGTCATACTCAAAGAGCGTAGGCGTCAGCTCGCCATTACGCAGCCGGGTAACCAGCGCTTCGGCAAGCTCAAGTTTGTCTTCCCGGGTCAAGTGCTTGTACATCGACGCCACTCTGCTGGAGTGCTACATGCGCAGCAATCCAAGCTGCTTGGAACGCTTTATTCACCAAGCGCCCACCGCAAGGAGGAATAAGTTCAAAGAGGTACGGGTCCCCTTTGCGTGCTTCCTTGCGCCGTACGATGGTCCACCCAAGGAGCATGGCGGCGTCAATCATGGCTTGCCTATGTCGTCGACGCCGCCGATGTCCCATGACTACTCCTCGTTGTCCGTACGCCAATATGGTGTGCCGTCGGCGTTGATCCGCGGAGTAATGCCGCCGAACAGCGAGCCGACATAGTGTACACCCGTGTCATGGTCCACGAACAAAACCATGCCTGACCGGAGCTTCTTCCCATCAGTGCTGTCACGACTAGAAAGTTGGTACGCATGGGCGACCCACAAAGTGCAGTACACGATAATGCAGACTTGAGTGATCCAGTGCATGGCTACCTCAATGATATAACGAGTGCAATTAAGAGGAGGCACATGCACACTTCGTGGTGCCGGCGCCATGCCTCCACGACAACCCCGCGCTTCGCGATCCATTCATCCGGGCAGATAGCCGCCACAGAGTGAACAACGAAGAGGACTACGCATAGGGCTCCCATCAGATCGTGCATGGCTACCTCGCAGGCAAGTTCTGCTTGACCAGCGCGAACATCTCGGGCGTCAGATGGACCTGCTCGACGCCACTGTCTTCGGCGAACTTGCAATAGTCGCGGAGCTCGCGCACCTTGTTGAGGACAGCTTTCTCGTCCCTGATGACGGCACGGAGCTGCAGCTGCTGCTCGGCAGATACTGGCTCGTCCCCCTCGATCATTTCCGTCATCAACTGCTTGATGAGGGTGTGGACCCGACTAACGCTTTCCTCCGCGTTGATGAGCGCGAACCCAGCGGATTGGAGTAGCTCGGACGTTTTGATGAGCAGCATGGTGTAGCCTTCTCCTGGGGTTTGACCTCGGCAGTTACCTGCTTAGGTAGGGGGACTTTTATCTCGATTAGCCCGTAGCTCTTCGCGTAGGGCCATGGCATCACTTCGTCGTGGACAGTAGTAAGTATGAACTGCTGCTTCTCTAGGGTGCCCTTTTGCATAGCCGAACATGCTCCCTACACCAGCAGCGAGGCACGCTGCCTCTATTTCTTTCTGAAGTTCGCGCTGCGAAATATAGTCCATAGCGCAGTCCATAACGGTGAGCCACCCACGTATTAGCACGCCGTTAGGCTGCTGATACCCGAAAGTGCCGTATGAACTCTCGTGGGTCTGTAAGCCCCACATACGAGCGAACGAAATATACGCCTCCTCAAAGCGCCGCTTTTGCTCTGGCGTCATCATGGGGACACCTCATACTGGAGGGCGTAGTAGTCCAGCACAGCCTTGAGCGCTTCTTCCTCCGAAGGAAATGAGCAGTGCTTGCCCTTGTCCATCTGTTTACGCTCTACCGGATTTAAATGGCCCGGGTGCTCATCCGGAGCGTCCACATACCACATAGTGCCCCTACTCCATGGCTTCCAGCCGAGCAGCATTACCTTGGTGCGTAACAGCTCTATACGCTCGTCCGGCGAATATAGCCCTGCCATGGCTACCTCCTAGCGCAGATAGCCACCAACAAGAGAATAAACCCCAGCCATGAGAGAAGCCATTCCGCGCGTCGCGCGGATGCAGCTGCTTGGAGCTGCGCCTTCACGTCGACCGGTAACGCCAGATAGAGCCGTAGGCCGTGATTGTCAGTCACTTCGTGGGCCAAATTGCGCGCGTGAGTGCGCATCTGCGCTTCTTCGATGGCTTGCTGTAAACCCGCGGGCGTCTCCTCGTACCAACTACGGAGCAGCTTGGTACCATGCACCTTCACTGCGTACATTGTTGCTCCTCCAGGTAACATAGGAGGTCTTCAAGCATGAGCGCCATGGTGGGCCAACCCCACCACGTGCCGTCCGGGCCCACAATATGTGGACACCGCGGCGGTCTTGGTGGCGGTCCGACGTCGCCGATTGCCCAGGCTTCGAACGGGGACATCGTGTATTTCCCCTCAACTATGTACAAGGACTCCCTCCCGTTTACTTCGTTAAGTTCAGGAGGATAACCTAGCATAATGAGCTTGGCTTGCGCCTCTTCCTCAGTCATCGTGCTGCTCCTCCAGGTAACGTATGCGATCCGTAAGCATGACTTGCAGTGACAACCATCCCCAAAATCGGAGACTACTTGTGTAGTGACGGTGGTATGTGTGCGGGCACCTCGCACTGTTCGCCCACTCCTCGAAAGCGCTACAGTCTTCGCTAGGTCCGTCCACCCATAGTGTCATGCAAAAATCATTCTCGGGAATGTCGCTGCGTTTGAGCGGCATGCAACCTAGTAGGAGGAGTTTGGCGTATGCTTCTTCCTCAGACATCGCACTCTCCCGGTCGAGCCAGCAGCAACCAACGGCGCGCAGCATGTGCTTGACTATAGCCGTATGTCGTGTGGCCCGTACCGGTGCACGTCCAATACTGCCGCGCCATGGCGCGCTCCGGGTGGCCGAAATCGAAGTATATAAACTCGGCACCGTATAGCATCGCGAACGTAACAGCTTCGTCGTCGGTGAGTGCGCGCGTAATGCCCATGCTTATTACCCCGGCAGGTCATACAGACATACATCCGCCCTGCATCTCCGTAAGCCGCTTGTCCCTAGTGGGCGCGGATCGCCCGACTGTTGCCACTCACCAGTATTGAGCCATTTAGCTCCCGCTGGATCAGGGAAGTTGGCCTAGTTGCTCTATCTCTTGAGCTACGGGGAGCCAAGCATTCTTATTTTAGTCACCAGCTCGTCGCTGGGAAATAGCTCCAAGCTGTCTTGGAGGACATAGCACTCGTCCGCCGATATAAGGACCACTGCGACATATTTAGTAGTTGCCACACATAAGAGTTCAACGAACGGAACCTTCGGGTCTTCCCAGGACCACCCCATGCGGTGTGAGAGAGCCGCACTAAGGTTATGCTTAGACAGCCTAGCACCTTTAACCATGGCTACTCTCCTTGGGGGTGCTGCTCGTAGTAAGCCATGATGTCGTCGTACGCCTGCTGCTTGGTGCCCCAGCCATTGAAGCCCGGAGGTTTAGAAGTATAGGAAACCCAGGCTTCGATGCGATGCATTCCAGAACACTCAATATACCACGTTCGGCCAGAGCTAGCGAAATACAGCTTTATGCCTAAGAGCATAAGCTTTGTGTCGATCTCATCAAAGGAGCGCATAGAAGTTACCTCGGCAGGTTGTATCGTTTGTTCTTGAGCTACGAGGATTTCTGTTGCGCCAGATGTACGGCGTATTGTTCGTCTCTTACCAGCTCTTCGTCAACCACTTGGAAAGCATGTTCGCGCAATAACCAGTCTCGCGCAGCGTTACACTTAAAGTGCCACGTACAAGGCGTGGGCCTACGCAAATCAGAAGCCGTCGATGCGACCCACCATCTACCGCCTTCAGTCTTCTTGAATTCTCCACCCAACAAGAGCACGTATGCAATTTCAGGGCCTACGTCGGCAAAATTTATCTTAAAGTCTAGCGCTGACATGGTCATCATTCCTATGCATCTACCGAGCCGGATGAGCGTTGGTGCTATGCACCTCTGCCGACGTACTCAGTTGCTCTTTTGCGAACACCATCATCGCTGACATGCTTGAGCTACAGCGCGTTAGTAAAGCTGCACCGGCGAGCTTGGCTAGTGCTCGCATCTCACACACTGAGTCGCGGCTTCCATCTCGGTCCACCGTTTTCATCCGGTCACACATGCGAAGCGGGACTAATCAGAGGCAGCCCCCTGTCGAGGAGTACCAATAGCTCACAACCTTCATGCGATCGCGGCAATGTGCTGTTCTACACCCTCCGGATGGTTTGCCGATTGAACTACGGTGCGTCTCCGTTAGTGCTTCACTAAGCTCCACGTGTCATCGTTGGCGTCGTGGCACATCTGGTAGCCGCGTAAGAGTACGAACCTATATGCAAGTTCCCCCAGGCTGTTTGAATACAGGTGGCGCCCGTGCCGTTTCGGGGCATGGTACCACGTCCTTACCGTCCACCCTGGATCGGTGACATTGCCGCATACTGGCTCCAAGCCGAGCAGCATCGCAAACGCAATGGCGTGCTCCTCAAAGCTCTTGAACTCTTTGTCGTCGGGCTTGGGCCACATGACGTACGACACGGCCTATGCTCCTCTGAATTAGTCCCACCTTGCCTGCATCTGCTATGCGTCTTACCATCTTCAAAAACGTCAGCATGCTCTTTGAGTACGTATTGAGCTACATGCGTGGTTGCCCTTGCATGGCAGGTACGGAAATTCCTAGCCGGTTGCTCTCCACCGAGATAAGTCACGACCAACGTAACTCCCGTTTTGCTTTCAACGGGTCTGCAGGGGCCGTTTTACAGTCTGCCCAGTTACCCTTGCGGGTATTTATTGCTCGCGTGAGTGCGCGAACTAATAAGCGTGGCGTGCAGCCGCCGGGGGAAAGCAACTGCACGCCACTACACCGGCGGTAACGGGGGGTGTTCGACCGCCAGTGGTTAGTAGCGGCACGGGTGATGCCACGACCAGAGGTCATGAGGACTTACTACGCACCCGTGCCGCCCGCCAGCTTACTTGCTGGCGATCACTTGGACGCTATCTCAAGCGCCTGTTCGCGGCTCAGACCCTTCGCCATGAGCCACGCCACACCCTGCTCGACCTCGGCGCTCTTGCTGAAGTTGTTGAGGTGCTCCTTGATCTCGCCGTAGATGCGCTCCGCGGCGTCCGAGCTGTCCTTGAGGTTGTGGCTGTTCTCGCCGCTGATCAACGTCTCGACCTTCTTCAAGATGCCTTCCCACTCGCCGGCGAGCGTCTTCTCTTTCTCCTTCTTGCCGAGCGCTTCCTCGATCGCAGCGTCGCTGAGCGGCGTGTCCTGGCCGAGCTGAGCACGTGCCACATCCACCAGACCAGCAAACAACGCCTTCGGCTTAGCGTCGGCGCCCTCCAGCTTCTCGCGCAGCGCCACCGTGCGCTCGGCGATCTCCACGCCGTCCACCGTGGTCATGCAGCCCAGGCCGATGAGAGCGTTCAGCTTGGCCGCGTTGGCCTTCATGCCGCCCTTGGTGTGCTCGGCATGCTTGCTGTCGTTCGCCGCATAGGCCTCGTAGATACGCACCGCGTCGCTCTTCTCGCCGGACTTCGGCTTCTCGTTGCTGATCAGCCCGTCATACGCCGCACGGATGACGCGCAGGCCGAGCCGTGGCAGCGCAGCCGCGCCCTTGCCGCTGTCCTTGCCGTAACTCGCCACGTCACGGTTGAAGTCCTTGAGCATCTGCTCTTTCGTCAGAGGCTCCGGCGGCGGGTTGTTGTGGCCGATCATGGACGCCTCGCTCGCCTCAGCAAGGGTCAGATGTGCGGCTTCGTCGCCGTTGGCCGCCACATCGGGCTCCTCAGCCACCGGGGACGAACACGCCGCAGCCTGCACGTCCAGGCTGCCGCCAAGCCCAGGCTGACCATCGTCATCGTGAGCAGGTACGTCGTCCCAAACGGTATCCCCAGCAGCCACGACGCTGTCCGTGTCACCGCCAGCGGGAAGGCCACCATCGTGATCGTGACAGCCGTTATGCGGGTGCGCCTCTTCTGTCGGCGCCTCCACTCCTGGTACGTCTGCGCTGACGTGTACAGCTGCGCCCATCTCCAGCGGTTGATAGTCCTGCGCATCAAGCAGGTCGCTGACACGGGGTTCATGCGTTCGCCTGTCGAGGAAAGAAGGGATGCCCGTGTCTTCAGGCTCGTCAGCGCCGAAAATGCTCGGGTCCACCACACCATTGCCAATCACCATCATTGGTCGCTCTTTCTATGTTGAGACGGTTTCACCTCGGCATGTTACCTCAGAAGGTTAGATGCTTCTACGGTTCCCGTCAGATACACGGCAGTGAATTTGCGCTGCCGCCCGCTCCCACTTAAGGGAAGCTCTCCGGTGGATGGGTTTAGGCGCCACCGGTCGCCCGTTTAGGATTAGGGTTTTCGTCGCTCTATGTAAGCCTCTTCGGCATTGTAGGTCGGCATTGTAGGCGTGCAGTAACGCCTCGTTCAACGCGGCCTAGCCGCGTCTGCACGCTACTTGCGGTGCAGCTCTTGCCGGCGGAGCATTGAGCCTCCTCTGGTTTGGGTTTTACGCGCGTGAGTGCGCTACGCCTTAGATACGGGGATGACGGCCGCCGTCAGGAAGAACATGTCTTCCAAGTTGGCGTTGGGCCGGATGCGCCCGATACGAAAGCCGTCGCACGAGCGAGAGCGGCACATGGCTGCGCCGTGGCTTTTCATGGTCTCCAGCGACAGCCCATTGCTCAGCCGCTGCGCCAGCATGCGGCCGCCCGGGTCCACATAGGTAGGCGTCCCGTCGGCGTTATGCTCCAGGCGGTAGAACACCGCATAGTGTCTCATGGCAGCGACACCTCCTCCCATTTGTCACCGCGATTGATCATCGGCAACAACGCGCGGTGATCACTCAGCCGCGAGTATCCTCCGACGCGCTCGTTGTGGCGGACCGCCTGCAACGCGCTGGCCTCGTCCTTGAAGCGCAAGAGGACGACGGCGCTATCGAAGCTAGCTCCGACACCCACCTTGAGACCAAGGCGCTTCACGAACAAAAGCCTTACCTCCTGATCAGACATGGTCCCTCCTCGCGCTAAGATCATACGCGACGATCGGAGCGATTTCAGCCTCCAGGTCGAGACCCACTGGCCGAGTAGTGCGCTTCACCCTGCGATCGAACGTACAGACGGCACGCCACTCGGACTTGCGGCTCACGCTGAAAGAAAGATTGATCCTTCCCAGCTTGAAGAACCGTATGCCGCCGACGCGCTTCGTGGAAGCGTTAAAGATGGGGTGCCTCATAGGGACTTCTCCTCGTAGCTCGGGTTGCTGGGCCACATAATGTCAAAGAAGGCCCCGCCCAGGCCATAGCCTGTGAACACGGTTTTGAGCTCAGGGTGCGCATTGAAGGCAGCCACGGCAGCCGTCTCGCGCGAGTTGAACGGTCCGACGTTGCGAGGGCCGTTGTCGTCGTCCAGGAAGTACCACCATTGCGTGGTCGGCATGTTACCTCCGAAGGTTATGCGATGCCCGGCCCCGGGTCTATCTCGCCTGCGGCCTCTATGTCTTCCATAGCTTCGAGGAACTCGGGCGAGTCCGGTTCGAGCGTGGAGACGTCAACCAGCTCACGAGCAGCAGGAACGGCAGCCAACGGCGCCTTAGTTCCTGGTCGCATCTGGTCGAAGGTAGGATTGTATTCGACCACATCTGTATTATGTCCGGGTACAATTACCTTCTGATGGCTCTCGAACGTCCACCGGCAACCAGAGCAGGCGTGTCCTCTAGCCGTATGTGTACTAAACTTGCGCGTCCAGGTGACGCTTGTGGTATCCTGATGACACCTTGGGCACAGCATGGGCGCTCCTTTCTGGTCGTATCTGGTCGTTCGTACAGATACGACCAGACGCCTCGGCCCGTCAACCGTCCACATCTGGACGATCGTACAGATACGACCAGAAAGAATTACGGACTTCATGTCAAATGCCTGGAAACTTCGTGTCAGAAGTAAGGCGTTCGTACAGATACGACCAGGAACTTTGGGTGTACTCCGGGCGAATACAGAATATCCGAGAGCTAAGTGTTTGATGTTATTATGGATTTGGATATTCTTAATTCTACCTCGGAAATTTAAAGACCCTGACCGTCTGATGGTCTTTCGTACAGATACGACCAGACAGATACGACCAGAGCCTCGCGTCACGTAATTATATAAAAAAAACAGAATTAGAATTAAGAATTAGAAAGAGCCCTGGAACTCCCTGGCTGCCGCACTTCACTCGCGGCGCATGCCAGCCAGCTCCTCAAAGAACGCCTCGCGTGCCGCATTGTGCGCGGCTTGCGCCACGACGATCGCAGCGCGCTTCGCATCACTCAACCGGCAGCAGTTCGCACCGCGTCGACGTGCGGGCTTCCAATCGGGCTTGATGGGCCCATTGAACGCTCGCACTTTCACGACAGGATGCGGCTCTGCGTCGGACGCAAACGGCTTAGAGACGCCGTGCGCCTTACGCAAGAACTTTTTCTGTTTTTCCGAAACCGGCTGCAAGTTCCCAAGCGGTCGCACCTTGTGAGGATTAAACCGTTTCATGGTTAAGTCTCCCAAGATTGATTGGTGCAAGCGCTTGCATCAAGGGTACGACCGTAAACCCGTAGGACGGTCCGCTCAATGAAGCGCTTACAGCAATCAACCTTGGCATTGGCTTTGATTGCTGAGGGCTCTATCGGTCGCACCTTGAGAGGTTCTCTTCGCCTGACGATCGATGCGCCTGCTATGTCGCGGGTCAGCGCTAAGGCTTAGCCCGTTAGTTGCGGCGGTAGTATCGCTGCACGATTTGATGGTTCAATGGTGAGACCGTGTCCCTTTGTCCCGGGCCTAGCCCTTGCGAGCTTTACGGGTTACTCCTGCCAAAGTCGGGTTACCGCGAAGGTAACAGCCGCTTTGGGGCGGAGAGGCGTCGGGTGGCTGGGAGAATATAAGACCCCTGCTGTCTATCCACCTGACGTCGGGCCATCCTCCGTGAGCAAGATGCTCGGGGCGTTCCCTACTCCAAGTCCGGGGAGTTCGTTCCGGCGGAGAGCGTGTCAGGCTCCCTACAGCCTAGGTGGGGGAGGGGTGGGTACCCCGAGGGTAGCTGGACAGGCCCCCCACCCCCCAGGCCGGCCGCTTTATTGGGGCCCCCGCAAACATATAACCACCAAAAATCCAACCCCCCTCCTCATCCCGCACTGCACCAAAAATAAAAAGTTCCCCAGCAACACTGTGGTATTTTTACCACACTTGACACGCGGTGTTATCCTATCGAGGATAACACCGCCTCTCCACTGCCCCCACGAGGGAACCACCCATGCTCGGCTACGTAACAGCCACCGCAGTAGGACTGATCGCCGGTGGGGCCGTGATGTACTACATCCAGCCCACAGTGAAGATTTGGGTGGCCAGAGCGTTCGGCTGGGAAGGCGACGCCACCGAGTACTTCGAGCGCATGGCCGCCGCCGCACGCGACGTGCAGATCAAGCTCGCTGCCGACATCCGCAAGGCGCAAAGCAAGGCGCAAAGCAAGGCGCAAAGCAAGGCGCAAAGCAAGGCTCAAGGAAGGCCCCCCAACACATGAACAGCCAAGGCCCCAACAGCCAAGTCGTGGATGCCCACGAGGAGTGGTATGGTCCGATGGGCCAGAAGCTGGCGCTGACCAAGACCTACGGGTGGGTCGGCGGCAACGGGGATGTGGAGGATGCGCTGCGCCTCGCGTGCCGCGAGGCCAATGCTGAAAATCCGAACGTGCGCTTCTACGGGTATCGGTGTGAGGTGGTTGTCGATGGGGCCGGCGCACAGCACGTCAACGTGGCGGTCTATTTTACCGAAACCCAGGATGGCGTGCCGAAGGTCCAGCTCGATCCGCGGAACCTCAACGAGGCACCCACGGTGGTGTTCGGGCAGGTGCTGTCCGCGGAGGACATGCGGCAGCTCAACATCGGCGTGGCCGAGGCCGACATCAAGCGGACCCCCCTCAACCAGTAGGGGCGTGACCCGGAGCATCAGATGAGCTTCAAAACGGTGCAGGCCAAGATTGCGAAGAAGCAGGGCGTGTCCAAAAAGTCGGCCGGCGCGATCCTCGCAAAGTCCAGCCGTAACGCGTCGCCCGAGGCGAAGCGGAAAAACCCAGCGCTCAAGCGCGTGAAGGGTTGAACGGAAGGGTAACATATGACCGACACCCGCATTAGCAAAGAAGAACTCGATTTGCACCGGGCGTTCGGGCATGCTGTCACCGAGATGCTGGAGCAGCAGCAGACGCTGTTTCACCAGCTTCGCCGAACCGAGCACGAGCTCAAACACGCACTCTCAGACCAGACGAGGACCATCATGAGCGCATTGGACGACCTGAAGAAGAACATTGCAGACCTGATCGCCGAGGGCACCGCGGACCTGACCGCCGTTGTGCAGAAGCTCCAGGAGAACAGCCAGCACCAAGGCGGCGTCAACGAGGACGAGATCGAAAAGCTGGCGCAGGACGTCGCACGGGCCACGGCGAGTATGCACAGCGCGTTCCTCGCAGCCACCGGCACCCCCGTGCCGGAGACCGCTCCCAGCGGCGCCCCGTCGAATGCCACGAGCGAGCCGAAGCCCAGCGATGCGCCCGAGCCGAAGCCTGAGAGCAGTGGCGCGACCACTATCAGCCCGGAGAGCTTCAAGTCCGGCGCGTGAGCCCCAACATACTACCAATCACAATAAAGTGATACTTCGCCCCCTTCCTTGCATAAAGGAAGGGGGCGGCCTATTTGGTGGGTGCACCCCCGAGAAACGCATGCCGCTCTCCCTGGTTACTTTGTCCGCCAAAGACAGCGCGAGGCGCACCATCCACGAGCTCATCGGCGCGCACGAAGCCGCGTTGATGCAGATGCGCTCAGGCATGCACTACTTCCGACACGGCGAAGACATTACCGTAGCGCTGTACAAGCGTGTCGAGTTCGAGATCGAGCAGTGCCGCATGGTGCTCGAAGCCATCGACAACATGAAAGATGGAGACGTGCAGCGCGCAGCTGCGCTGTGCGAGCAGGTGAAGGAGCACATCCTCAATGTCCAGTGACGGAAACAATATCAAGCCACGCGACAACATCGTACGCCTGGAAGTCGTGAACAGCACCGTCGAAGTCCAAGGCGAGGCAGCGAGCAAGTTGGTGGTTGAGTTCCTGCGCGCGTGGGCGGACGGCATCGAGAACGGTGACGAGAAAGCAGAGCGTGCCGTACTCCTGCTGTACCACAAGGGGAGCAGCAGTGCGTTCCATGTTGTGTCCAAACGCTGCAACATCGACTTCATCACGCAAGTAGGGCTGATGGAGCTCGCGCTGCACGATATGTGCAACGGGGGTGCACTGGACGACGAAGACGGACCCAACGTGGCCTAACTAACGTGGCCTAACTAACGTGGCCTAACTAACGTGGCCTAACTAATAGGAGACTACATGGCGGCAAATCAGAACTACCAGAAGGCACCATCGGCGGAGATGCTCAATGCAGCCCGCGAGCAGCAGGTGATCAATGCGCGCATCGTGGCGCTCGACAAGGCACTGGAGCTTGCGAAGCTCAACGGCCGCTGTGAAGCCAATCAGCTGATTGCCGATGCAGGGCGTATCGAGCAGTACATGATCGGCGACGTCGACGCGCTCAAGCCGCGCTCGGCGATTATCCGGCAGGCGAGTATGCCGCCGCAAGACATGTTCCGGCCCGGAGAGTAGAATGGCGAAGGCGGGAGTCAGAGCACTCTCCAAACGCGATGTGGTAGAGGTTGTCGACCTCTACCTCTACGGCATCCCGATGAAGACATTGAAGATGCTGTACGACGTGCACGAGAGGACAATTCGCAAGTACTTGCGTGCAGCAGGCGTGCCGATGCGCAAGTCAAGGGTGTCCTTGCCAGAGTGGGTCAAGTCCACCCGGCGACGGAAACACGGGTACGTTGCGACCGATCCCTTCGCACCCCTAAGTGTCGACCAATTAGTTCATGAGCGCGCCCGTGAGTTGAAAGACATACGTACTGCACAGCATCTAGCGGATGCGAGTAGTCGTTCTTATCGGGCAAGGGCTTCCTGACACCAGAGCGCGTTTTGGCGTACCGGTAGCCGCCGGCGAGACCGCGGATGATAGTCGGGCAACGTTGTTTGTCGAACAGGATAGCACCGGTGCCGTCATGCTGCCTAAGCAACCAAGCTTCAACACTACGAAGTCGCTGGTCGAGGTCGTTCGTAGGTGCTGGGACCGCTTGAAAGCCCATCCGTTTCAAGACGTCGAACGTAGTCTCCTCGTAGATCGTGCTTTTAGCGGAGCCAGCGGGGTCTCCGAGTATAATTATTGGGAGGCCTATGTATCGAGCCTGGAGGAGGATTGGCCGGAGATTTTTCTCCAGGTGCCCTTCGAGGCCAATGTCTTCGGCGATGACTTCCTCAAGGCATACAAGCCGCCCACGCGCATCCATCTGAAAGATGGCACTACATGGATCACGTCCGAAGTCTTGCCCAATCAGGAGTGGATAGAACCTATTAGGCTCCAGGTTCTCCCGCACGTGGAACGAGCTCTTGAAGCTATCGCGGAATACTGCAGTGCCACTGGGGTCGTTTCCAAATTGCGCGTGAACGTACCGCTTGACCCAATCCTGGTTGTTGTTTCGGGCGGCTCTCTCGTAGTACAGGCGACCTTGAGCAAGCCTCCGCGGATGGTCTACTGGGAGCTTCAGTGTGTCGGCTGTCTGAGTGAGCCACTCCAGATTTTCAGCGAACTCCTCTAGGCCGCCCGGCTGGATAAAGGTCTCCCAGTCGATTGGCTTGTCAGTACACATGAATTTGTGCCAGTCGGAATTTTCCGTTGGCATGTTGGTATCAGCGATGACGCCGAACCATGTAGGCACGCCACGGTCTCCGCTAGGGTAGCGTCCGCATCGGCCGGCGATACCGGCCACGAGATTGACGTCCATCTCGATGCACTCGGACATCCACGCGCCAGTGAGCTGCATAGATAGCAGCCTGCGCTGGTCTTCTGCAGTTTCCAAAGGCAAGAGCAGCCACTCGCTGCGTACGTCGCCGAATTCCACGTGGACTACGTTGTCCATTACCTTGTAGCGGGAGACTGCGTGCAACTTGTCTTCGATATCTTTGAGGACCGTGTCCTTGAGCTGCTTGAGTGTTTGCCGGACAATTGCGAAGCGGGTGTAGCGGTAGCCGTCATCTGCGGGGGCTTGCTCACATGCGCGGCGGAAGAGTTCGTAGATGCAGCCGGTAGTCTTACCGGAGCCAATGGGGCCAGCTAACAACCGGCCGAAATGGTGGTCCTTCATGAACTGCGCCACAGTGGGCGCAGCCGTGTAGTTAATCTTGATTGCCATTTTGCCCCGCGGTCTCCAGGCTTAGATCAAATACGTTCTGCTGGAGCTCGTTTGCATCGTGGTCGATTACCCTAGCAGGTACCTGCTTGGTCATCTCCAGTCTGGCATCGGCACCCATGTTGATGGTGATCACGACTTTGTCCGCCATGTCCACGCTGTCGATTTTCTCGTTGCCCATCTTGGCGAGGCGGGATGCATGTTCGAGCCCCTTGACGACTTTGAGCAAGTCTTCCTTGGGGTTCACCATGCGCCGGTAGAGCTCGGGCAAGAACTCTTCCACGATCGCGGCCGCTTTCATCTCCACCCGCTGCCGGGTGTTCGAGGCGGCTTCCCATACCTCTTTCTCGGCCGTGAGCACCCGGGTGAAGTACGGGTTGGTCCTGATGCGTTCGAACTCTCCACGGCTGATACCGTGGAGTTCAAGTATGTCATCAAGGGGCCGAAGGTCCATTGCAATTTCCCGCGCAAGCTTTACCATGGACCTCTCGCGGTCCGAACCGGCGGGCAGAGTGGGGATATAATCAGGCGGCAGGCTTAGGTCGCTCATGTTGTGCTCTCCTGCGAATTAGCATATAGGCGAAACATGGTTGGAGTTCTACCGCAATCCATCAATCCGTCAGCAGCACCGCAAGGGGTCATACAGGTGATCCCGCCCGGAGCGCTCGACCGTATGGAGGCGCAGCAGAACAAAAAGCGCGCCCAGGCGGAGGACGCCGCTGTCCAGGCCTCGCAAATCTCCGAGCTCGCGGCCACCAATCTCGCCGGTTACATCCGCGGCCGGTTTGAGATGATGCGCAACCACCGTGACAATGTTACCGCTGGCTGGACCAACCGGCTCATCGCGGCGCTGCGCGCATTCAACGGCCAGTACGATACGTCGAAGCTCCAGGAAATTCAGAAGTTCGGGGGTTCGCAAATCTATATGCGGCTGGTCGCTGCTAAATGCCGCGGTGCGTCCAGCCTCCTCAGAGACGTGTATCTCCAGGGCGATCGCCCATGGGGGCTCGATCCAGGGCCGGACCCGGCCATCCCTCCGGAAGTCATGCAGAGCATCGAGGGGCTGATCCGCGCCGAGATGCAGCAAATGCAGGCGCAGGGGCAGCAGATCGACCCCAATCAGGTGCGCGACCGGCTCACGCAATTGTTGGAGGCGGCGCGGCAGGCGGCGAAAAACAAGGCCGGCGATAGCGCCAAGGTTGCTGAGGACAAGATAGACGAGTTCCTGATCGAGGGACGCTTCTACGAGGCGCTTGCAGAGTTCTTGGTCGACATCGCTATCTTCCCATTTGCCTGCCTCAAGGGCCCCGTGGTGCGAGTGGTACCGGGCATTGACTGGAACAACGGCACGGCGGTCACGACGCAGAAACCACAGCTGTTTTGGGAGCGCGTGTCGCCGTTCGATATATGGTGGACACCCGGTGTGTCTGACATCGAGAACGCTGAGACCATCGAAAAGCAGCGTCTCACGCGCGCGGACATCAACGACTTGATCGATTTGCCCGGCTACAACCGCGACGAAATTTACGCGGTGTTGGATGAATATGGTCGCGGCGGTCTCTCGGACGTGTGGGATCAGAGCGACGCCGAGCGCGCTGACATGGAGAACCGCGAGAACCCGCTGATGAACCGCAGCGGGCTCATCACGTGCCTCGAATACAACGGAAATGTCCAGGGTAGGATGTTGCTGGAGCAGGGCATGGATGCCAAGTACATCGGCGATCCCATGCGAGACTACATGGTGCAGGCGTGGCTTATTGGCACGCACGTCATCAAAGTCCAAATGTCGCCGAGCCCGCGCAAGCGCATTCCCTATTTTATTACTTCGTTCGAGAAGGTCCCCGGTACCCCGCTAGGTAACGGCCTCACTGACATCATCAGCGATTTGCAGGAAGCGACTAACAGCGTGGCGCGTGCGTTGATCAACAATCTCGCGGTGGCGTCCGGTCCCCAGGTGATGATCAACGACGACCGGCTGGCGCCCGGGGAAGACGGCGAAGACTTGTACCCCTGGAAGCGCTGGCACTATTTGAATGACCCCACCGGCGGCAACCAGCAGGTGCCGATTAGTTTCTTCCAGCCGACGTCCAACGTGCAGGAGCTACTTGGTGTACTGGACAAGTTCAATGCAATGGCAGATGATGCGTCTGCTATTCCACGGTATCTATCTGGTCAAAGTGCTGGCGGTGCTGGGCGTACCTCTTCTGGTCTTGCTATGCTTATGGCAAATGCCAGTAAGGTTCTACAAACGGTTGCGGCCAACATTGATCGGGACGTCTTCCAGCCGGCGCTGACTGCGCTCTACGACATGATCATGCTCACCGACAAATCAGGGCTGCTGACCGGCGATGAGAAGGTGCGCGTCATGGGAGTGACGGTGGCCATTCAGCGCGAGACGCAGCGTGCTCGGCAGCTGGAATTCCTGCAGATTACGGCGAACCCTGTCGACATGGCGATCATTGGGCCGGAGGGTCGTGCCACGGTCCTCTCCGCGGTCGCGGACAGCATTGGTATGCCCGGCGCCAAGATCGTGCCGAGCGAGGACGAGATCAGGCAGAAGCAACAGGCCGCGCAGCAGATGCAGGCGCAGCAGCAAGCACAACAGGGTAACGCCGCTGCGCAAGCGCAGGGCAATCAGGCTCCCCGCGGTGGCAACGTCACGGGCGATCAGGGACCACGCGTAGCAATTGCGGGTGGTCCGCAATAACCCCCAAGCAAAGGAGCACTCCATGGCGGGTAAGGGTAAAGTGACGAAGTCGGGCACCATGACGCCGGTGCGCGGTGGTCCTGGTGGCAAAGTCGGCAAGCAGGGCGGCGCGACGCCGGCCGTGTCCGGCCGCGTGTCCATTCCGGGCAATAAGTCCGGCGGTGGCAAATACGCCAAGGGCGGTCCGAGCGGTAAGGTCGGCAAGCAGACCGGCTCCATCCACTCGCGCCCGGGCGTCGTGACGACGGTGGGTCGCTGATGGCAAAAGCATCGGCGATGCGCCCGGGCTCCGGCGGAGGCCCGATCCAGAACGCCAAGGCGCAGCCCAAGCAGAAACAGCAGTACGGCAAGGGTACGCCGGCGGCTGCCAAGCATCCCGCCAAGAAGCCTGGACTATCAGGCGATGGGCCGAAGTCCCGCAAGGGTTCGCCGTTCGGCGCCAAGAAGAAGTAGGAGGCTCGATGCCGAACCCGGTACACAAAGACGTCGTGCACGGCAACAGTGCAGTGTCGGTCGCACTCGCTTTGGTGCAGGCCAACATGGGTATCGCTGTCAACAGAACGGTCGATATCCAGCACACCGCGCAGGTCATTATCGGCATGCAGAAGACACTCAACGGCTTGGGTAAATTCCCGGCGAACCAGATCAACAAGACCATCGATGATCAGGATTTAGCGAGGAAGCTCATTGCCGTCGAGGCCGCTGCCAATACGTGAGGCCACTATGAAGAAGCCGAAGATCACATCTGGCAAGACCGCAACACCATTCCAGCCGGGTGCTTCGGCTTCTTCAAAGCTTCCTGATAGGTCGGCACTGATGAAGCTCGCCAAGGGCAAGAAGACGACGAACGACTACTCGAAGGCGGGGCCGAGTATCGTGCAGAATGGGACTACCATTATTGGGGACACGCAGGAATGAGCGTTACGCCGCCGCGGCAGAAAGACCTTGCGTGCATGGCGCTTGCTCGCCTCAAAGCAACTTCTCCTCAGACTTTTGCGGAGATTGTCGGGCTCTTCAAGGAGATGCGGGACGCGTCCTTTGCGGAGTGTGTACAAGCTCCCCCCGACCGGGTACAGATCATGCAGGGTAAGGCGCAGGAGCGCGCCGATTTTGTCACCCTGTTCGAAACCTGCACTGAGCAGGCAAGGGCTCTCGAAGCCAAAATGAAGGAGAAGAAGTGATGGGTACGAACAATCCGAACCTGCCCTCGAATGTCCTGTCGGACGAAGAGGCGATCCAGTATCTTTCTGGCATCGTGCAGAGCATGCGCACGGGCCTCTACACCGGTGTCACCGGTTCACCGACGCTGACGGCGGCGCAGATGGTCGGTGGCTCCGTGGACATCTCCGGCGGTTCCACCGGTACCGTTACTACTGACACGGCGACGAATATCATTGCGCGCATGCAGGCGCTCGATGCGAATGCGGCCATCGGCTCCACGGCGAGCTTCACGCTGATCAACGACAACTCGGGCACGGTTACGCTCGCGCTCGGCTCGGGTGTGACCAATGCCGGCGTAGCGGGTATTCTGACCCTGCTCACCGGCGTGGCGTACCGCTACATTCTGAAGTGGACCGGCGCGGGCGCGGTTACCATCACTCGCGGCTAACGACTACTACGGGGCCGGATAATCCGGCCCCTATTTCTTCGCATTCAACGTGTCGCCTAGCAACCCGGCCTATCCTTGCGAAGCCCGGCCTGCAGCCGACGGAAGAGAACCATGGCAAAAGAGAGCATCGTAACTAATCGCAACCAGACTGATCCAGGTGTACATGTCCCGGACGCAGTACGCCGAGCCGCAGCAGCTGCGGACGCAGCAATGCAAGCTGCACAACCCCAGGAGCCGCTGAAGCCGCAGTCGGTGCAGAACCCTCCCGACGACCAGTTCATCAGCATCGTGCAGGCTGATCCTCCGCAGCGGTTACCCCAATCGGTAACGCCACCTCAGCCTCAGCCGCAGCCGGGGGAGCCGCCGAAGACTGATCCCCCGGCGCCTGCACCGGAGAACTGGGAGCACCGCTTCAAGGCGATGGAGGGGCGCTACAGGCAGGCTGCAGAAGCGCTGCTGAGTGCCAATTCCCGCATGGAGGCATTGGAGACGATGCTTGCGACTATGCAGAACGCGCCGCCACCCGCAGCGCCCCAGCCACAGCCGCAGCGCCGGCAGCTCATCACGCAGAAGGACATTGATGAAGTCGGACCCGATCTGATCGACGTCATTCGCCGGGCTGCGCAGGAAGTAGCTCCTGACGTCACTCCGCTACAAGCGGAGCTTGATCGACTGCGCGGGCAGGTGACTGGTACCGTACAGCATGTGTCGCAGAATGCCCGGCAGCTCATGCACCAGCAGCTTGACGACGGTTTGCCGGAATGGCGTACCATCAACCACGATCAAGATTTTCATGCATGGTTGGCCTTGCCAGACCCGTATTCTGGTGCTACTCGTAAGAAACTGTTGACCGACGCATACGAGAATAACCAAGGCCATCGTGTGCTGTCGATCTTCAAAGGCTTCGCATCTGAATTGGCTGCCACGCGTCCACCCGAGGAGCTCTCGTCCGGACCACAGCCGCTGCCTCAGCCGGCAGCGCCTACTGGACCGACACTGAAGGACCTCGCTGCACCGGGCAGAGCGAGAGTTGCGGCGGCACCCCAGGCCCCCGCTGAGAAGCAAACTATCCGCACATCCGACATCAACGCTTTTTATGCAGCTGTCCGCCGAGGCGAGTACAGGGGCCGGGAAGAGCTCAAAGCGCAGTACGAGGCCGAGCTCAATCTGGCGATGCGTGAGGGGCGAGTGGTGCGGGACACGTAGTCACTTCTCATCATGAAAGGCTGAAGCGCTATGGCGTTTCCTGTCGCAACGGGTTCAACCACCCCTCCCATCTACCCCGCTGGATCGGCCGGTAACGGCCTGTCTGGAACTGGCTTCATCCCGGAGATTTGGTCCGGTAAGATGATCGAGAAATTCTACGCCTCGACCGTCCTGGCTGCCATCTCCAACACCGACTACGAAGGCGAGATCAAGGCGCACGGCGACAAGGTGCATATCCGCACCAAGGCGACGATTACCATCAAGACGTACTACGCCGACGCCGCGCTGGAGCTGGAGCGCCCCCAGGGCAACCAGATCATCCTCAATATCGACCAGGGCCAGTACTTCAATACCATCCTGGACGACGTGATGGCGGTGCAGTCCGACATCAACCTCATGTCGATGTGGTCGGACGACGCCGCGGAGCAGATGAAGATCGTCATCGACCGTGCGGTGCTCCTGGCGTTGCTCGGGCAGGCGGATGCGGCCAACCGCGGCCTCACCGCCGGCAAGCTGTCTGGCGCCGTCAACCTTGGCGTCACCGGCACGCCACTGGCAGTGGTGCCGACTTCGCCCACCGTGGGTCAGGTCGACGTGCTTGACTGCCTGATGCGGCTCGGACAAGTGCTCGATGAGCAGAACATCCCGGAGACCGGCCGCTGGGTCGTGCTTCCGGTGTGGGCGGCGGTTGCTATCAAGCGGTCTGAGCTGCGGCAGGCGTATCTGTCGGGCGACAACGTGTCGATGCTTCGCAACGGTCGGCTGGGCATGGTGGATCGCTTCACGATCTACACCTCCAACCTTCTGCCGTTCGGCGTCGCCGCGGGCCTCGCAGCCGGCGAATTCGTGATCTTCGCTGGTCATTCGCACGGCCTCACCTTCGCCTCGCAGATGACGAAGATGGAGACCCTGAAGTCCGAGCTGACCTTCGGTCAGATCATGCGCGGACTTCAGGTCTACGGCTACAAGGTCATCGACGGCACCGCGATTGCGCAGGCGATTGTCACCAAGGCCTTCTAACCTCTCCTCCTGGAGTGGTACTGGCGGAGTGGGGCTATCTAGCCCCCTCCGTCTTTTTCGGAGGCGATGATGCTTGACACGGTAGCGGACTACGTGCGGATGACGCGCACGCTCCTCCAAGACACGGTAGACAGTCCCTACCGGTATACTGACGCCGAGCTCGTTGCCGCGCTGAGCGTGGGCATGGGCGAAGCCAAGCGGCTCCGGCCGGACCTTTTCCTCAATCAGACCCTTCCGACGTACACGACCAACGACGGCACCGCCGTGCCGTTTGACGAGATGTATCGCATAGTGCTGGTCTACTATATGTGCGGCCACGCGCAGCTTCGAGATGACGAAGAGGTGCAGGATCAGCGCGCGGCGGCGTTCATGACACTGTTCAACAGCAAACTTACGAGTGTCGCATGACCGCAAACACCGACGTCCAGCGACTTATCAACAACGTCATGATCCGGCTACCCGGCGCTGTGCTGGCGAATTTGCAGCTTGAGCTCTTCAACACCATGGACGATTTCTTTAAGGGCTCGAACGTCTGGAACGAGGACATTCTCATCACGGTCCCGGGGCAAGACCCGGTGGGCTCGGTGTATCTGCTGGCGCCCCAGCAGCCGGCGCAGATTGATAAGCTACTCTGGATTTACACCAAGTCGACGGACCCGAAGGGGCTACGCGGCTCGCAAGTCGGCGGCGCCATGTCGGTGCCCGGCGAGCTCACACTCAACAATCAGCCAAGCAGCGCGCTCGACATTATCGTGACGGTTGCGCTCACGGTGCAGGACCCCACGGACCGGGATGGCTACGTGCAATTCCCGGCGTGGGTGCTCCAGAAGTACAACGACGTCATTCAGGACGGTGTCCTTGGGCGCATGATGTCGCAGCCGGTGAAGCCGTACACCAACATGCAGTTGAGCGTCTACCATATGCGGAAATACGGCAGTGGTGTCTCGCAGGCACGCATCGACTGGACCCGCAATAATACCTACCGCCAGCAGGCATGGCGTTTCCCAGGCTTTGCGGGAGGCTCGCAGCGCGGGCGCTCGTCCGGCTGGGCCCAACCGCAGTAAGGAGCAGCCGTGTCCAAGAGCGATTTCTTAGAGAATGCATTGCTGAAGCTGATCTTCAACGCTACCGCGATTGCCAATATCGCGGACAATGCTGCATCGTCGCCGCTGACCAATTTATACTGGTCGCTGCACACAGCAGACCCGGGCGATGCAGGTACGCAGGCCACGAGCGAGACCACCTACGGGTCCTACGCGCGGCAGGCGGTTCTGAGGACCACCGGCGGCATGACCGCGGCTACGGCTGGCTCGACCTCGCCGGTATCGAACATCACCTTCCCGGCGGCCACGAGCCCCACGCTACCGTCCGTGTCGTCTATCACGTACGCAGGTATTGGTGTGGCGGTATCAGGCACAACCAGTCTCCTCTACAGCGGGCCGGTGACACCGAACATCAATGTGTCCACCGGTGTGCAGCCGATCTTGACAACGGCGTCGACTGTCACGGAGGACTGAGCATGTTGACCGTGGTTGACGACAACACCGGCGAAGAAGTCGAAGTGCAGATTGCGGAGATGACCGCTGCGATGGCGAGCGTCGTGTCGTTGTCGCGTGAGCTCCCACGGGATGCGGCTTCCCGTATTGAACAGGCCATGGCAGCTGCTGTTCGCAATGCCATGGAGGCCGGCGTCACGGCACCGGAGGACATTCGGAAGGCGATGCTTAACGCGCGCAGCAGCACCCGTATCGCGCTGCTCAATGAGATGCGGGACCTCAGGTCGCAAGAAGCGGCTGCACAGGAGAAGTAAATGGGCTCGCTAGTCGACATTTGCAGGTTCAATCCAACACTTGGAGGTACGACGGATTGGACAGTGAACACGGCTGTCACCGGCTTCATCACGCCGGCGCAGGCGGGCGCGACTAACGGGGCCGTCTATCGGTATCGCGCGGAGAGTGCTGACCGACTGCAGTGGGAGATCGGCTACGGTGTATATTCGACGGGCACCACGGTGCTCACGCGCGCTATTGTCATGTTCAACTCTTCGGGCACCACGTCGAAGATAAATTTCTCGACGGTACCGCAGATCGCGATCATCGCACTCGCAGAAGATATTGGTCGCCCGCAGAGCGATAACCCGAATGTTCGCATCACGGCAAGTTCTGGCGTGCCTATTACTTCCACCGATGTAGCGGCAGTGGGCACGATCTACGTGACGCCTTATAGCGGCAACATCATCCCGCTCTATGATAGCTCCAATTGGGTACCAACTCCGTTTGCAGAGACGTCGTTATCGTTGTCCGGCTTCGCTGCTAATACGGTGTTCGACTTGTGGGGGAGGATTAGTTCGGGAGCGCTGGCAATCGACACGACCGCATGGACGAACGACACGACACGAGCGACTGCGATCGCGCAGCAGGACGGCATTGATGTGAAGAGCGGCGACGCTACGCGCCGGCTGCTCGGCACATTCCGTACTACGGGGACGACCGGCCAAACTGAGGACAGCAAGACCAAGCGCTACATCTCGAACCGCTACAACGATGTCCCGCGGATGATGCTGGTCAATGACCCGGCGGCGACATGGGCTTCGTCGGGCTCGGCGACCTTTCGGCAGGCGAACGCTAACGCGGCCAACCAGAACGACTGCGTGATGTGCGTGCCGCGCTTCGTCCAAATCATGGCGTTGGGCAACGCATATCTTAGTGTAGTGAATACTCCGAGCCTTGCCATGGTGGGTATCGGCATTAGCAGCATCCCTGTTGCCTCCGCCGACATACTCCATTGTGTTGCTGGTCTAAGCAGTGGTGTGGGTGTTGCTTGCCATGCGTACTATGCAGGAACGCCTGGAGCTGGGCGGTTCTACTTCACCTGGATGGAGAGTGTTACCCCTACGGGTACCAGTGTTGTTAATTGGCAAGGAATTAATCCGCCCTACACGCAATCGGGCATCTACGGAACGGTGAACGGATGATATTCGGGCTGCTCTTCCCAAAGGCTGGGATGCCCGCAATCCCGGACCCTTACAATTTGGTAGCGCCATATCCGAATGTCGTCGGTGGACAGACGAACGCTATCTCGCACGACTGGGACAACCCCAACGGCAAGACGGCGGTAGACGTCGCGACGCTGAGCAACCCGATCGTCATCATCCTTGCTAGTCAGTCGCTCGGCACGAATTGCGTCAACGCTACCTACACACCCACCGGGGGCACTGCGTACAACTTCTCGATTACGGATGGCGGAACGTACATCGCCAAAGACCCGTTGATGGGTTGCACGGGCATTCACATCACGATTGGCCCGTGGCCCACAGGAAATTGGTTCACGCGACTACCAGACAAGATCGTGGCGCGCGGCATCTCGCGGCCGGTGATCCTTGTGCCGATCGGTGTCGGCGGATCAAACGTCAGAGACTGGCAGAACCCATCGCTGGGCGGCGGGGGCAACTTCAGCCGCTTCGCGGTGACGAAGCTCTGGCTTTCTCGAAGGGGGCTTACGCCATCGGCTTTCTATTGGCAGCAGGGCGAGAGCAACTTCGGTGACACGCAGGCGGCTTACGCCGCGGGGCTGTCGAGCGTCATCACAGACGGCATCCGCGCGCAGTGGGCGACCGTCCCTATCCTGATTGCGCGGTCGACATACATCAATGATCTTGCAGACGCGAACGTGGCCGCGGCGCAAGCTGCCGCAGTGAATAATCCGGCGTTGATTTACGCCGGCGCCAATGGTGACAGCCTTACTTGGGGCGGCGGTTACAGGCAGGGTGACAAGACGCATTGGAATGCAACCGGAGCAGACGCGTACGCGGGTCTCGCGGATACGGCGCTTCACAACGCAGGGGTTTACTAGGTGTCGCTGCTCGGCTTTGACGCAGTAGGGCTATACGCGCTCGGACAGGTGGACACGGGTGTGACGCCTATGCTTGCTTCGTTTTCGAGCGCGGGCACTGCAGCTATGGTTGTTGCAGGGATTTCCAACGGCCGCATGGCGTTGGGGGCATCGGGCTTAGCGGCGCTTGGGGTCGGAACGGGCACGAAGAGTTCTGCGTCAATGAGCGCTGCGGGCGTGGCGACTTTTACCGGTGTACTGCGCGGGCAAGCTAGCGCTGCCTCGCAAATGGCCGGTGGGAGTACACTTGGGGGCGCGGATCAGCTTGTGAGCGGAGCGGTTTTTGGGGGTGTGGGCGCACTGGTTGCTGTGTCATACGCGTTTTTCTTGGAAGCGGAGAAAGCTGGGCCTCCACAAGAACTGCGCGCTGGGACAGTTGAGTACGAGAACAGGACGGCGGTTGTAGTCGCGGAGGATAGAAGCTATTATTCACACGCGGACAACGACGACGAAGGGCCGCCAAATCGGAAGAGGAACCTCTGATGGGTGTGCTCGCAAAATATGTAAAGGCGGCGGTCGAGCGTAAGCGCTATCAGCTGCTTTACTCGAATTGGCTCGATACTGGTGAAGCAGTGTTGAATGTAGTGTTTACTGTAGCACCGGTGACGGTGCCTCCGCTCGTGATCGACGGCGTCCAGGTAAATGCGGACGGCGTGACCGTGCAGTACTACGCAAGCGGCGGGCTCGACGGGACAAGCTATATTGCCGCGGCGACGATGACAACGACGCAGGGGCAGATCAAGCTAGACGATGTGTTCTTTACAGTGAGGGAGCCGGCATGACCATTCAAGTCAAGCACGCATTCGTATCCCTCAAGGGTGACGGTACCGACAACACGCAGGTGCAGCCATCGAATTGGAATGCAGTTCATTCTGTTACGCTTGCAAGCGGGCAGCTTATGGGGCGGCTTTCAGGCGGTATCGGTGCTGTCGAAGAGATACCTATTTCGGCGTATATGGCCAACTTGCTCACTGCAACGGATGTGGCTACGCTTTCGGGCTTGCTGGGGCTGTTTGAGACGGGGGATGTCAAGTACACGTTTAAGACCACAGCAGCTGCAGGTTGGTTGTTGGTCACAACCGGGGGCTCCATTGGAGACGGATCATCTGGAGCTTCGCTTCGCGGGAATGCGGATACGTGGCCGTTGTTCCAGGTAGTTTGGAACAATGTCCCGGACAGTCTCGCACCGGTGAATTTGGGCGGTCGAGGGGCAAATGCTGCTGCGGATTTCAACGCGCACAAGGTGATCACGTTGCCCCCACTTGTGGGGCGCTCTCCGATTGCTGTTGGTAGCGGCGTGGGTCTCACTACTCGCTCGCTAGGCGCTTTGTACGGCGAAGAGACCCATATTCTTTCGAGCGGGGAGATGCCCTCGCATAATCATTCCGCGACGGACAGCGGCCATAATCACGTGCAGCACGCTGCGACGGTGTATACTGCATCTGGACCACTTGTTTCGGGAGGTACCGGCGGGCCGATTAATCCAGTCGCTGGTACTACCACAGCGGTTGGTTTTGCGAATATTTCCATCGGTCTGGCTGGTGGGGGTACCCCGCACAACAACATGCATCCGGTGATCGGGCTCAACGTGATGGTGAAGCTATGATCCGTTCATCGCAGAAAGCTGTTGACCTCATCGTTGCTGCTGAAGTCAGTAGCAGGGAGCAGTACGAGAAGCACTACCACTATGCAACATGGCCGGGTGGTAAGTCAGGTGTGACTATTGGTATCGGTTACGATCTTGGCTACACCTCGTTGGAGACTTTCGGCCAGCAGTTTGGGCATTATCTCGACGTTGTGGATTTTCACGAACTGGCGCAGACGATCGGAAAGACCGGCGATGCAGCGCGCGAAGCGCTTCCGGCGGTTAAGCATGTCTCTGTTGACTGGGACACAGCTATGAAGGTGTTCAAGGAGGTTGATCTACCGAAGTACGAGAACATGCTGGTCCATGCATGCCCGAAGGCAGTTAACTTGACGCCTGACTGTTTCGGTGCGTTGACGAGCCTCGTATACAATCGTGGCTCGGGCGGTTTTCATGCTAGTGACCCTAGGTATAGCGAGATGAAGGCGATCGCGCACGCCATCGATACTGGTGATCTTGCAGCTATCCCCGGGCAAATCAGGAGCATGAAGCGGTTATGGGGCAACGAACAGCGAGGACTATTAGTTCGGCGCGATGACGAAGCAGCGCTATTCGAACATGGTCTCAAAGTTACCTCGTTAGGTACTACACAGCCACCTGTTCCTGTCGACCAGTACAACGCCGCCATGGACGGCGACTACAACATCACGATCGAGCTACTCCAGACGAAGCTCGAAGACAGTCTTGGCTATTTCGAAGTTGGGACCATCGATGGGAAGTGGGGCGGCCGTACGCGCGGGGCTATTACAGCATTCATGAATGACCGCGGCCAGCCGGCGAACAACGGGTATCTCACGGCGGCTATAGTTGATGAAATCAATAAGGCGATCAAAGAAGGCTGGAAGCGGCCCATCGCTGATGCGCGCTCGCAGGCGACCCCAAGCGATGTCGACAAGAAGGTACCCATCGTGTCGCAGAACTACTGGCAGCAGGTATGGGCGACACTGCTCGGGGTACCGACTGCGGTCGTCTCTCTGGTGAAGTATATTTTCGGCGACCAACCCAATCCCGCCGGGTACATCGAGCCGATTAAAAATGCGATCAATGCCATCCCGCCAGAGTTGTATCTCATCGCGGTTGTTGGTATCTGTATCGCTGTGTTCGTGCAGGCACGTAAGGTGCAGAGCACCACCACGAAGGCATATCAGGAAGGCAAGATCAACTGATGACCGTGCTCCTTGGAATTGCGCAATTTTTTCTTAGCCCCATCGGTCGATGGATTGGTGTGGCCGCACTTATCGGGATGGCGTATCTCGCTGGTGACGTTCGCGGGCGGCGTATTGAATACGCGAAGTGCGAGGAGGCAGCCAAGGCTGCGCAGGCGGCAGCAGATGCACAAGACCTCCAGGCCGCGCTGGAGGCCAACGCCGATGCGTCTAAAGTTGTAGACGCGCTCAAGAAGCAGAAGGAAACCGCAGATGCACAACTTGCTGAGCTCAAGAACCGGCTTGCTACTGTCTCAGTACCGGTGGGGGCACCGTGTCTATACGGGGACAGCGATCTTCCTGATAGCAAGCCTGTGCCTCCCACTGGGCGCGTGCGGGACAATGTCGGGAAGGGAACCAGTCACTCGCGTTATCCCTGGTCCGCCCGACTACCTGCAGCCGATCCCAAAGCCCCTGTCCCTCAAGGGAAGTAGCCCGTTTGTTGTAGCCGCCCAACGTGGCGCTGTGATAGACAGGCAGAACATAGTCATTACGTCAGCCAGATCGGCATGGACGCGGATGAAAGAAACCTACTCGAAGAGCTTCCTGAAGAGGAAGACTTTAGGGGGCTCATAACCGGCAGCGGGGCTATGGCAACTACTGAGGACGATCTCTACGAACTCGCTACCAGCGGAATGTCTGACCCGCAGGCGCAGATTAAGTTTCTGGCGTATAGGGTATCGGTGCTGACCCGCGAGAAGGAGAGCCTCGAAGTCAGGGTTGCTAGGATGGAGAAGTCCTTCAACATGGGCGCCGGCATTTTACTCGTAATGCCGGTGCTCGGCTCCGTAATTGGTTTAATTCTTGCATTTGGGAAAATTATCTTCGCACCTTGGTACAAAAGCTCATGAACACCGACCCGCTACACAGCCACCCGATTGAGTACGGGAACCCGATCGTGAATTTGTTTGGGTCTGCGGTTTTCCGGGTGCTGTTCTTTTTGTCACTGGTTACCGCGGCGATAGTTGGCCCCGCCACGTATTGGGCATTCGACAATGTCATGCCCTACGACTTCATGGCAGACGGCAGCGTCGTCATCCCAGCCGAAGCTAAGGGAAACGATCAGATGCTGGTGAAGTGGAAGGTACGCTTCAACAGGGTATGTCCAGGGCTCATCCGCCGGCAGCTGGTCGACCCGCACACAGGCGTAGTCCTTGCGGTGTACGACCCGCAGCCGACGTTGGCGGACCCGCCGGGCTTCCGGGTAGGTTACCTCAACAAGACTTTCTTGCTACCGCGCAACATTCAGACAGGCTGGATAGGCTACCGATCCACGCTTGAGATTTGGTGCAACCCGCTGCAACGAATTTGGCCGCTGCGCGCTACAACGCCGACGTTGCTGTTCAAGGTGAACGAGGCTGGTTGAGCATGAAGAAGCACCCTTTCAAGCTGCCCAAGCCCGGCTTTTCTCTGCCGACCTTGGCTGCGGCCATGAAAGATAGCTTGAAGGCGCCGTATATTGGCGTTACTCAAGGGGGCTCGTCTCGCAAGGATAAAGGTGCGAGAGTGGCGGCCCGAGTTGCAGAAGTCAAACATCAGAAGGACAAGACGTAATGGCCGATGAAACGAACCGCCCGCAGGGCAGCACGACCATCCAGCGTAATCCCGAACAGACGCCGCAGGGCGGCATCGGCGCACCGCGACCGGGTGTCAGTTCGGGCGGCGTCGATCCGCAGAACCTCAACCAGTCCCCCTCGCCGTTCGGCGACGGCATTCAGTCCTCGCAGTCCGAGCGCACGGCTGCCGGCCTCGACCAGCCGATCAACCAGCCGGGCCAGCAGCGCGTCAATGCGGCGGAGCGGCGGGAGCGCAGCGAGCAGCCGCGGCCGGAAGGCAAGGCTGGCATTCGGCCGGGCGTTATCCAGTCCCCGGGCGAGGTGCTTCCGAGTGAGGCTTCCACAGCGCTCATCAATGCCGCTGAAATCGCGCGGCGGGACAAGGCCGAGGCTGAGCGGGCCGCGGAGTTTGGCGATCTGCCCCAGGCAACGCTGGACGAGATGAACGCTGGCAAAGAAGCGCTCAAGCGTTACCAGCATCGCGCTGCGCCGCCCACTGACGCCAGCAAGGCGTAAGCTGCATGGTAGCCGTCCGGATTTCTCCGTTCGGCGGGATGGTGCCTGCCGTTGACGACCGCCTGCTCGCGGACGTCAACGGGGCGCTGTCTGAGGACACGTGGCTGTACAACGGCAATCTCCGTGGCATCCCGGTCCCAAAACTCCTGCGCGCACTCACGAACCCGAACGCAGGCAAGGTCTACCGTATCCCACGTAGCTTCACGGACAGTCTACATCTGCTGAATAGCATCTGGATGGAGTTCGCGAGCGCGGACACGGATGTGCTTCGGTCGCAGGTTGTAGACGACACGTTTGACCGCTACTACTGGGTATCGCCGCTGGACGTGCCGCGGTATTTTCCGCTCTCGGGCATCGTGGCGACTGCGCCAGCCGTGACTGGCTATATGCTGGGTATTCCGCCGCCGGGTAATATCAGCGCAGTAGCGACCGGCGGTTCGAGCTCTACGCTCAAGACAGTGTCGTACGTGCAGACGTATGTATCTGCATACGGCGAAGAAGGACCCCCGAGCAATCCGGTCGTTCTGAGCGGTGTCAAAATCGACGCGACTGTCACGGTGACGCTGCACGCGCCGGACCCTGGCGACCTGGGCACTAATCGCAACATTTCCAAATCGCGCATCTACCGCACTGTTGTAGGCACCGATGGCACCGCCACGTTTTTCTTTGTGGCCGAAGTTATCATCTCGACTACGTCTTATGCGGACAGTGCGAGCGACGCCACCGTTGCGCTCAACAACGAGATTGAGAGCACTACGTGGACCGCACCACCGAGCGATTTGCAGGGGTTTGTATCGCTCTCCAACGGTATGGTCGCCGGTTTCCGCGAGAATGAGCTGTGGTTCTGCGAGCCGTTTCGCATGCATGCATGGCCGGCGCAGTACACGCTCGTCACGGAGTACCCCATAGTCGGGCTCGGCGTGTCCAACCAAATGCTTGTCGTAGTCACGGAGGGTTTCGCGTATACAGCTACGGGCATTACACCGGCGAATATTAGTCTGTCCAAGCTCCCTGGTTTGACGCCGTGCACGTCGCGTGGCTCCATCGTGTCGACTACGGACGGCGTCTATTTCTCAACCCCTGCCGGTCTCGTGCTGGTGTCTCCTGCTGGTGTCGTGATTGCGACTAAAGAGCTCATTCGAAAGGACCGTTGGAATGAACTAGTAGCAACTAACACACTCCGCGCCGCGCAGTTGGGCAACGCGTATTTTGCATTCGGGCAAGCGCGTTTTGGTGTGTTCGATATTTTGAGCTTCGACAATGCTGCATTTGCGCAACAGGATTTTTCCGGTGCGCGCCGCGGTGTCGTGATTGATCCAACGTCGTTGTCGGTGGCGTTCAATCTGCTCAGTTCTGACGACCCGGTATCGAATATTTTGACCGATGCTTGGTCAGCAGAAGTGTTCATTATTCGGGACGGCCAGTTGTTGTGGCTCGATATTGGAGATAGCACGCAGACCCGGTCGCCGTATACATGGCGCTCGAAGATTTACCAGATGACTGAGGCTCGCAATTTGCAGGCCATGAAGGTTTACTTCGACCCGACGCCGACATGGCCCGTTACCTACGTGCAATTCGCACAAGTCCCGGCGATGACGGGTACCTCGCTGGGTAGTGTGTCAATATCGGCGGACAGCTTCACTGTGCCGTACTACCCGTGGATGGCGTGCGCGCAAGTCGACGGGGATGCATGGCTCAGCGGGGCCGGTGCCCTGCCGCATAATTTATACGTGGACCTTGGCGTAGCCACGCTAATTTCGTCCTATGCCATACAGGGACCGCCGCCGGCTATTAGCATGAACGCCGGGCCGAAGACATGGACCTTCGAAGGCTCGAACGATGGCGTGCTGTTTACTGTGCTAGACACGAGGACGACCGTACCGCCATTCACTGCTAATGAGTTGCGGGATTACACTGTGTCAACGGGTGTTCAAGCCGCATACAGGTTCTATAGGCTCAATGTGAGCGCTGTGCAGAGCGGGACGCAGGTGTCGCTTGGGGCGTTCCAGTTGTTCAAGCCGGTGCTGGGCATAGTCCGGGTGTATGCGAATGAGCGGCTGGTTATGACCAGGGAGCTCGTTACGAGCGGGCAGCAGTGGCGCATGCCTTCTGGCTTCAAGGCAGACTATTGGCAGTTCGAGATCGAAGCCGCCATTGAAGTGTTCTCCCTGCAGGCAGCTACCAGTCCCACGGAATTGCAAGGAGTGTGATATGGCGACGAAGACAGCTGCGATCCCCGAGCCTATGGCGAACATCAACTCGGTGCGGGACACGGCGCAGGCGCTGAAAGAGAACATGGAAGTGCTGCAAGGTATCCGCGGTGACCGGACCACAGCAGCGGTGACCTATCAGGATTTGCTCAGGCTCGGTCTGATCACGGCCGCACAGCTTCCGAGAACGCCAACCAGCGGTGGGTGATGCCCATTCACTTCAACGATATGATGCACGGTACAGAGATCGCCATGGCGATCCCGCGCATTTTGAACCCAGCCGCTGACAAAGTAATTAGCCGCACGTCTAATGAGGGCGAGTTACTCGGTGGGGTAATCTACGAGAGCCTCATCTCGAACTGCGTCTTCATGCACCAAGCAGGTTTCTCGAAGACATGGCTCTCGCCGGATATGCTGTGGCTGGTATTCCATTATCCGTTCTGCCAGCTGAAGGTCGATAAGGTGTGCGGCACGGTGCCGTTCAGCAAGCAGGAACTCGTCGATTTCAACTGCCGGCTTGGTTTTCAGGTGGAAGCCAGGATTAAAGACGCCTATAAAGACGGCGATCTGGTCATCATGACTATGCGCAAGGAAGACTGCCGCTGGCTCAAACACAAGCCGCGGACGATCAGGAGCAACGTCCAATGAGCGACCAACAGGTACCGCAGGCGCCGGACTATTCGCCGATGGTCAACGCCTACAATAGCATCTCCAATCATGCGCAGGCGCAAGGGGACGAGGCGCTGAAGTGGGCGAAGGATCAGGTTGCGAACAATCAGGGCCTTGTGAACCATGTGAACAATGGACTGCTGGACCTGCAAGGCAATTTTACGGATGCTGCCGGTAAGCGGCTCGCTGCTGCTTCTGGCCTGCAAGACGATGCGACAAAATACCTGACCGATCAACGGGCGCGCTTATCGGACCCGAGCTACGTTGCCAACGACATGGGCGCCGCAGAGGCGAATGTTGGGCAGGCGGCGGATGCCGCGCGCAACGCGCATATCCAGCAGCTGGAGAGCTATGGTGTCAATCCGGGGGCGACGCGCTTTGGAGCGCTGAATATCAGCTCCAATATGCAGGAGGCAGCGGCTAAAGCATCGGCGGGCACCGGTGCGGCGCGTGCGGATCAAGCTCGTGCCGATCAGGCCAATGCGCAGTTGCTTGGGCAGGGTAACACAGAAGCCGGGCAGGCCAATGCCAACGCGGCTACAGGCGCCAGCGCGGGTACGGCGGCCACTTCCGGCGGACTGGCGAATACCGCTTCGGGGGCCAATGTCCTGGGCACCGATCTTGCGTGGACTGGTGCGCGGGGCAACGCGCTTACTGGCGCAGTCAACGCGCAGAATACTGGTTTTCAAAACACGGCGAAGTCTGACGAGATTTCGAATAGCTCGTCATCGGGCTTGGGGTCACTCCTTGGCATGGGGCTCAGCGCGTTTGGCAAGGGCGGAGCGTTTGCTAGCGGCGGTGCATTTAGCGGCGTGGGTAGCGCGCTCGGGAGCGCAGCGATGGCGTTCTTGGAGGATGGCGGCCCCGTACCCGGGGCAGGCAATCCCGGCGGAGCTATTCCGGATAGCGCGTCGCCATCCGGCGGCGCTGTCGTGGATGACGTGCCGGCGACTGCTCCAGGGGCGCCCCCGATTAGGCTCAACGGCGGCGAGTTTGTGATCCCGCGGGATGTTGCAGCCTGGGAGGGCGAGAAGGGCCTACAAGCGCTCGTCCAGAAGGCTAGAGCGGCCATGCAGAAGGCGCAGGCGAAGCCGGCGGTGAAGCCTGCGACGGCCGCGCCACAGCCCCAGCAGGGCGCTGTTCCAGCTGGGCCCATGGCGTATGCAGACGGCGGAGCGGTACCTGTGCCGCGGTCTCGGCCGGCAACTGCACCGCATGAACGGTTTCAGGATTTCCGTCGCAGCGACAACATTGAGGACCGCCGCGGGATGTCCTTGCGCGATAGCAATCGGGCGCAAAGTTCGAGCGTTGTCGGCATCGATGGTTTACCACAGCCGAGCTCTCCGTTGGCAGCGGCAGTGGGCGGGAATGATCTTGATCGACACATTGGCGAAGCGATGCTTCGAGACTTGATGCCGAAGCAAAAGAAATATGGCTGGCCCGATCCTGGGACCACGATGCGTGACAGCATGGGAGGCACTGACCAATGAGCTTTGCCGCTGAGATGAAGGACTTCATCAACGCATATTCGACGGGGCAGAAGGTCAATGCATCACGGACTGACCAGGAATACAAAGATGCTCTGACCGATGCGCAGACCAAAAAGACGGCGCGCGACAACGACCCGGCCGCGTTGGAGCTCGAAGACAAAACCGCGCGGGCGAAGCTCGACCAAGTACGTTCTGGCATTGCGAACTCGGCGGCGTCGCGCGGCTACACCGGCATGCGCACGAAGATTGCGGAGGAGCAGCTGCGCCAGCTTAAAGCTGGGAACGACCCCATGTCCGGCGTCGACCCGAACCTAGCCGGGGCGTACGGAGGCGGTACACCTGGGGCGAACGCTACACCGGCGGCCACACAGCCCGCTGTGCCGGTTCAGAACACGCAGAAGCCGGCGACGATCGACTATGCGCAGGGAGGAGCTATCCCGGATGACGGCCCCGATGCGGAAGACGATGCCGACGAAGATGATGCGCCGGTTGGCCCGGCTGTTGGTGGGCCAACCGATATTAGTGCGCGTCGGCGAGCTCCACCTCCCGATGACAACGGCGAAGGGTTGGAGGGCGTGGTTTCTCCCACACTTGTGCACGATGCGGTCAAGGCGGGCTACCGCTATGGCTCGCGCGCTATGGGGCTATCCACCGGGGGTATCAGAACCGCCGCGCAGAAGCGGGCAGCACAAGCATACGCCGCCGGCGCGGGCGGCCTCAACGCGCATGAGCTCGCCTTCATGAAAAAGGCCGTCGACCCCGATGGGAAGATGACGGAGAGCCAGCGTAACATGGCGGCCATCGGTGCCGCCTATCAGTTCTACGCGAACCGTGGCGAGGGCGATAAGGCCGAGAAGATTGCCTTCCAGATGCTTCAGAGCTATCGCAACGCGGCGCAGCGATATGCGGCGCTCGCGGCGCACGCGGCCGAGCAGGGCAATATGGACTTGGCAACCACGGCCGCGCTCAAGGCCTATGCGAACGTGCCGGACGGCCGGACGATGCAACTCACTTACGACCAAGCCAACGGCCGGCTGGTCTACCACTACACGGATGAGGCGGGGAAGACGATCAGCAAGGGCGTAGCAACGCCGCAGGAGCTGGCGTCGAGTTCGATGGGCCTCGCCACCGGCGGCTTCGACAAGGCTATCCTCAGTGCGGCTGGCGCGCGGGAGGAGGCACAGAACGCGGGTGCGACCGGTAAGGGCAAAGTCCAGGGCCAAGGTCAAGGCAAGCCAGCCAAGCCCGGCGACGTGAAGACTATGCAGGAGCTGCTGGACGAGCAAATTCAGGGTGAGCAGGCAAACTGGCAGAAGAAGAATTCCGGCAAGGAACTGGACACGAGCTACTGGGGCGACGTGCGCGACGCCGCACACCACATCATCCAACAGAACCCGAACGTGACGCCGCGCGAAGCCGTGCAAATGGGTGCAACGCTCCTTACCCCGAAGGGTAACGACCCGAGCGCCAGCGGTTTCAATACAACGAGCGATGGGACCGGCAACAACGTGGTCAAGTTCGGCAACGGCGCCAAGATTACGCTCAACGACGACCAGTTCGATGCAGTCGCCACACAGCGTGCGCAGCGGATCAAGGCTAACCAGGACGCCGAGACCAAGGCTGCGGGGGAGGCTAAGGCGTCACAGGGCCGATGGGACCGTGCGAAGGGTGCCGTTTCCGATATTGGAGGTGCGATCGCGGACGATGCGAGGAAGTTCGGCGGAGAAGTCTCGAACATGATCCCCGACGAAATGAAAGCACGCACCGGGGCGCTGGTCGACCACGTCAAGCGTGGAGAGTATCCTGGCGGCGAGACAGTGAATACGGTAATCGGCGCTGCTACCGATCCGAACATCAACTATGGTACCTTGACGACCGCGTACAAAAAGGGAGTGCAGGACGCTGCGCAGTGGGTAGCCGAGAAGATCAAGGCCCGCTCCGCAGTCCCTGCTCCTGAAGAGGTATACGACCCTAGCGGCCCCGCGACCGATTAGAGCACAAACATATGGACATCTCCGAGCTCAGCATCCCCGGCGCCATCCCTGACGATGCGTCGGTAGGAGTTGGAGACTTCGCGCGTGCAGCCGGTGCCGGGGCCGCAGATATCGGCTCGGGGATGGCGGCGCTCTCGCGTTACTATTTCGAGGCTGCACAGCAGCCCACGGGCGTGCAGCTCTCGAAAGGCCTCCAGGACTTGATGCAGGTTGGCGGCGAGGCCGTCTCCGCAGGCATGAGCGACAAGGCGAAGACGCTCATGTCGAGCACGCTTACTTCGCCGGAGTTTTGGGACCACCCTATCCTAGCATCGGCACTTAAGGCCACCGGTATGTCTCCGGCCATCGTGGCGCTTGCGGTGCCGGGGGGTCTTTTCGCGGACACGGTTGCTGCTACCATGGCGACAGCGGCCGCCGGTGGCGCTGTCAATGCCGGAATGGGCATTGACGAGTTTTACAAGAAACTCGACGGGATGAGCGATGAGGACCTTCAAAAGCAGTCTCCCAAGTACCAAGCACTCCGGGAAGTACTGGATGAGAAGGCGGCGAGGGCTCGCTTCAATCGTGAGGCGATGGGTTGGGCTCCCGCCATTAATGCTGTCATCGGAGCAGGAGCTGCAGCGGTTGGACCAGCAGGTACGCTTGCTCGTGGGGGCGCCGCCGGAGGAGCAGGCGTTGGACGAGTGGGGTCGGCAGTTCTTGGGGGTCTCGAAGGCGCTGCAGGTAATGCAGTGCAAGGCGGTGCGTCTGACGTCCTAAATCAACAGGCTGAAATCGATGCGAATTTCCGCAAGGACATGGACTATGCGCACGTTGCCAACAGCGCTCTTGAAGGCGGTGCTCTCGGTGGCCTCATGGGGGGTATCGCTGGAGTTGTACTTGGTGGTGCGCCTGCTGCGCCGACTGATGCGGCGGCCGTTCGTGCTCGGGCCGGGGAGCGGGTATCTGGTGGT